GTCCCGTGAAGTCATTGATTTGTCATGGCGACGCACATATATGTCAACCGGGCTAATGCCTTTTGACTAGCATAAACTTTGCCTGTTTGGTGGTCAATTACCACTTGCAAGCCGTCAATACTGGGTGATGTATACTGGGTTAGGTCAGTCATTGTTTAAGTGATAAACAGCTAGGCTTTAGTGCCTGTACCCATTTTAACACAATCAAAGCTACTACACCCCCTGTTGTACTACTACCCTAGTAGCCGCTATTTAACCCAGTGACTTACTCAGCTACTATTTGGCAAAGCTTTCTACTAGACCCCTATAGTAGTCTACCCCTAGTAGGCTAGTCTAAAGCTAACAACTGCACAACCCCCAGCTTTGCTGGCTACTAGGGGGGTAGTTAGGTCTACCTATAGTAACCTGGTTTTGAGCTAGCTATAATCCACTAGGGGGGTAGTTAGGTATACCTATAGTAGCCTAGTTTCTGGCTAACAATTTGCACAGCGTAATAGTGGGGGGCTGTGGGTACTATATGTTAGCAGTTTTGTAACTATTAGAAATGCGTGATTAAATTAACTAAAGTAAACGTACTAAAGGCAGATGCTAGTGTTGGTATTACGCCTGAAATGGTTAACCAACTGGCTGGGTCTTATGCCAGTAGCGGTCATCGTGCGCCAGTAGTGCTAGGCCACCCTAAAGATAACAGTCCAGCTTGGGGTTGGGTAACTAGCTGCAACGCCAGCAACGACAACCTATATTGTGACCTAGAGGTTACTCCAGAATTTAGCAAGTTGCTGTCAGAAGGCAGGTTTAGGGAACGCAGTGTAGCGTTTTATGACAAGCAACCCCCTGTTTTACGACATCTAGGCTTTTTAGGTGCTACACCACCCAGAATTAAAGGACTAGAAGCTATTACGCTATCTGACATAGATGCAGATGTTACAACCGTATCCCAACCCATGCAAAACCTAACCGATTATCTCAAGCCTGTTACGATGTATGCCTTAAGCGAGTCATTTGACAACCTTAAGCCGTCTGATTTCAAGACTGAGCCACAACTAAACGATGATGTTATTACTGGCGTTATTAGCTTGTCTGATGGCACTGAGTACGACTACACAATCAAAAAAGTAGACGGCCAATGGCAAACAGAAACTAAGCTAGCTAACCCCGAAGTCATTGAGTTATCTGAGCGAGTGCAGTTACTAGAGCGTCAAATTAACGAGAACGCTAACCTAGCCATTGTCGAGGACATTTACAGCAAATTCAAGCTAACCGAGGCTATTCTGCCTAAGTCAGAGGCACTTAAGTTGCTTAGTGAGGATACTACTGGCATTGCAGTCAAGTTGCTTAACCAGTTGCCTCCTATGGTAGACAATACTGAGACAGTGGAAACTAGCAAAGCCAGCAACACAGGAAAATTTGCTGAGTTTGAGTTAGCCGAGAATCCATTACTGAGCCAAATTCAGGCTAAGTGTGCCGAGCTAGGTAAAGACTATAACTCATCTGAGGACTTTTCTGCTGTTTACAACTTACTAACCTAAAATGATTAATTTACTTGCTTTAACTGTTACAGCTACAACCGACTTAGCCAGTAACACTGTATGCCGATTTGACGGTGGTTATGATGGCACTAAGCCCTATTTGGGTGTAGTAATGTTTGACGCTAATACTGGCTCAGATGTCACTGTTACTTGTGCCGGTACAGCCGAGGTTGCTATTCGTACTGGTGAAACTATTGCAGTAGGTGACTTGGTTGGTATTGATGCTACTGGTAAAGCCACAGCCCCGGGTAGTGCTGACAAAGTAGCTGATTTTAAGTATGCTCTTGCCACTGATGGCACATTTGTCACGGTATTATTAAACTAATGTTAAATTTAAAACAGACCCGAATTATTGACCCTGTACTAACCCAGTTAGCGCATGGTTATCAGAACCCAGTACCAGGAGTAGCTGACTTTATTGCACCACCGGTTAGCGTTAGCACACGTGCCGGTCAAGTAATGATGTTTGGTAAAGAAGAGTTTGCCATCAAGCCCACACGTCGCAGTCCAGGTGCTAACATTAAACGCACTACAGCAGCTTACAGCACCAAGTTGTTTAGCTTGTATCAGGACGCACTAGGTGTCGAAGTGCCATACGAGCATATTGAAGAAGCTGACGCGGCTAATATGCCTCAGCTACAGCGACTAGCACTTAACCAGGTGTTGAGTCAATTGATGCTAAGTAACGAGGCTGAAGTGCTAGAAATGGCAACTAATCCTGCTAACTTTGAGTCAGCTTTAACTTCTTCAGTTAGTACCAAGTGGGACGCTGCTGGTGGCGACCCGTTTGCTGATATTATGGCTGCTAAAGAGGCGGTGCGTAGTCAGTCAGCCGTTTACCCTAACAGCATGGTACTGAGTCCCAAAGTGTACTATGCCTTGCAACAAAACTCAACAATCCGGTCACAATTCCAGCCAACAACTAGCCGTGTAGTAGGCTTAGATGACCTGGCTGCTTATTTTGGCTTAAGTCGTGGTATCCGGGTTGCTGAAAAGGTTAAACTAGCGACTGACGGTACATTTGCCGACCTAATCGGTGACATCGCATTGCTGTTTTATGCACCCAATAATCAGCTAGGCACTGGTAGCCTAGCAGCTAACTCAAGTGCTAGTATGGGTGTACCCAGCTTTGCCTATACCTATACTCACCGTAACTACCCGGTAGTCACACCTTTTAGAAACGACGACGACCGACGTGTAATCGTTGCTGACGTATTGTATGAACACAGTCCTGTTATTACTGGAATTGGTGCAACTGGTAAAGCAGGTGCAGGTTATTTGCTGACAGATTGCTTAACCTAAACACTGTTACTAGGGGTATACTCAGCTACCCCCCTACTGCTTTGCTAGGGTGGTGTATGGGTATACCCAACTACTTAATTACCTGTATTAAAGTGATGAGTATAAATACTACACAACAATTTGTGCAGTTTGTAGGCATAGACGAAGCTACACAGCTAACACAAGTTGACAACCCAGATATTGACAGCATTGACCACGCCAAAATTCAAACAGCACTAGATGACGCTTATTTGCTATTGACTCAAAAAGTTAGCCCTAGTTGGGCGTTATTTAGAATATCAGAACTTAGAGTAGCACGAAAATTACTAGACCCATACACACAGCGAGAGGTTGTTAGCACAGGCTATGACGAAGTATGGCAATGGATAGCTAAACGCAATAAACCCGTATTATGGATATAAACGCACTATATAGCCGTGATTTGGCATACTTTTCTCAGCTAGTTGACGCTAACAAGCTAACTACTTATTTACCAGAGTTTGACACAAGTATACCTAGCAGTTTCAGCATAGCAAAACTAGACAGTAGCGTAGAGACTACTATACTAGCACCCTATAACCCTACTACTAGCCAGTCAGTCAGCCAAATTCAGGTAATCGAAAAAGCTAGCAGCAATCCAGCTAGTTACAGCGTTGTCTGGACTAGCACAGACACAGCCACTCTGACACCCACGCCTGTTAGTGTTAGCACAGGTGACACATTTAGAATAGGCACTAGCTTGTATGATGTGCTAAGTGTAACAGGTAGCCAGGTACAGTTTACAGTCCCGGTTAGCGAGGTAGCTGTATTTTATGCTAATGTCGCAACTCCTGAAGTGTCATATCAGTGGCAAGTGTCAGAAGATGCTGGTATTACTTGGGTTAACATAGCAGGTGCTACTAGCCGTGTGTATGAGCCTGAAGCTGGTGACGTAGGCGATGACCTGCGAGTATTAATTAGCTATGTTGATGGTCAAGGCACAATAGAAGCCCCAACACTAGCACCCCCTAGCACACAACCGGGGTTGATATTCCCGGTTTATCCTATTATTGCCGATATACAATTAGATGTGGTAAGAGAGTACAAGGCAAATCTTCTAACTGAACTAATAATAAAAATAACTAGCACCTAATCATGAAAGGCATTTATACCTACTCACGCGGCAATCTAGATACACAAGCCAGTGACCTTAATTTGTTTACAGCAGGTAAAGAGGGCCTAATTTTTACAGCCGAATCTAGGCTAGGCGTAGACCTCAAGCTAAAGTCTGGGTTTGACAACAGCGTTGTTACCTATACCGGTAGCATAGTAGGGTCAGGTTTGGGCTATGGTGACAGCTTACTAGCCAATGGCACAGGTAGCCTAGTAGTAACGTTTTGGGGTAGTTTGGAAACCACAGCCCGCATAGTTAATACCAGTGACTTAGAAGTTATTGTAGGTAGTTTGGTTAGGTTTGGCAACAATGGCACAGTAGGCACAAATACTGTCACTACAGATGTTGGGGGTAGTTGGGTATTACCTGGCTTGTACAGTGACCACACATACAGCATAAATAACGGTATAGTAACATGGTAACAATTAACGGAACTCTAACTAGACCAGATGGCAGTCCCGAAACACAAAGCTTTAAAGTTAGCCTAGTAGACTATGGCACGACACGTGATGTTCTGTATCACTCATCAAAACCACTGGTAGTAACCCCTGACCCACTAACCGGACAATTTAGCTTTGATATCTGGAACGACCTAAGCAGTAGCAATCACTGCTACTATAGAGTTCAGTTTGAGTCTGGCTTGAATTTTAAAATTAGAGTACCAGAGTCAGACGAACCATTACAGCTTACTAGCCTAATAGTTGACCCACTACCTAATGGCGTAGCTCAAGGGTTGCTGACTCGCCTTGCACAGCTAGAGGGAATCAGTATTAGACCCACCCAGTTACAAATCACAGGACTGGCTACTAGCACCCCTGTTGAGTATACTGGTACTGAGGAAAATGTAAGCTTGCCAGTTACCAGTATTAGTTTACCAGTATTGACAGCAGGTAGTGGTCTGGTAGTAGCTGAGTATGATGGTAGTAACCCAGTAACATTTGAGATTGACCCGACTGCTGTTGTGACTTCAGTAAATGGTAACGCTGGCAGTGTCGTACTAACCAAAACTAGCCTGGGTCTAGGCAATATTGTTGATGTTGACAACACCAACGCCAGCAACCTAACCAGTGGTATAGTAAATGCTAGTCTAATACCAACGCTTAACCAAAGCACAACAGGCAATGCTGCAACAGCCAGCAAGCTAGAAACAGCTAGATTGATTAATGGCGTAGCTTTTGATGGTACAGCAGACATTAGCCTAACCAAAACTAGCCTGGGTTTAGGTAACGTTGTTGATGTGGATAGCACCAACGCTAGCAACTTAGCTAGTGGCATAGTTGATGCTAGTCTAATACCTACACTTAACCAAAGCACAACAGGTAATGCTGCAACAGCCAGTAAGCTGGCAACAGCTAGATTGATTAACGGTGTTGCTTTTGATGGTACTGGTGACATTAGCTTAACCAAAGCAGACATAGGCCTGAGTAGTGTGCCTAACCTAGACTTTACCAATGCTAGCAACTTGGCTAGTGGCATAGTTGATGCTAGTTTAATACCAACGCTTAACCAAAGCACAACAGGCAATGCTGCAACAGCTAGTAAGCTGGCAACAGCTAGATTGATTAATGGCGTAGCTTTTGACGGTACAGCAGACGTTACACAGGCACTACTGACAGCAGGTACAGGGTTACTGTCTAATAGCTATAACGGCACAGAAGCCAAAACATTTGAGATAGACACTAGCCTGGTAGTTACAAATGCTGACAGCCGACTAACTGACAGCCGTGAGTGGGTAGCTAGTACAGCAACTCAGGCTCAGGCCGAAGCTGGCACAGCAACAACACGGTTAGCATGGTCGCCTGTAACAGTATGGCAAGCTATAGCTAGCTGGTTTAATAACAGTGCATTTAAGACAAAACTAGACACCATAGCTACAGGTGCTAATGTAAATACTGTGGATAGCGTTAGTGGTAAAACTGGTGCAGTGGTGTTAACCAAAGCTGATGTAGGGTTGCCTAATGTGCCTAATACTGACACTACAAATGCCGACAATATTGGTACAGGTGTATTATCTGATGCTAGATTAAGTTCTAATGTTGTACTGCAAAATACAGCCCCTCTACTGGCTGGTGGTACTAAGTTCGGTCGCCAAAATTCCAGTAGTGAGGGGGGTGAACTGCACTTGCACTACCCTGAGAACCCTGGTAGTTCATCATCATCAATTTGGCAGGTTGATTGTCGGGGGGTTGCTTCTGCACCCAACTTTAGATTAATTACTATAAACAGTAGCGGTGAGGCTGCTGTGCATATACGTGTTGCTACTAGTGGCGATGTAGAGGTAAGCTCTAAAACCAATTCAACGTCGCCCACCTCCCCGGCAAGTATTAGGACAGAAGGCGGTATTAGTGTAGCAGGAAACATTCACTGTTCTAATCTGTATGCACCTAATATACCTGTAGATGAAGGCTCATTTACGCCAATCCTTTATAATTTAGCGGATAATACACAACCTGTTTATGGGAGTCAGTTCGGCTATTGGTGGCGAACAGGCAATGATGTCAAGTTTTCAGCTAGGGTTATATTACCTACTCAATCAGGCCTTACGCCAGGGCCTTGTGTTATGGGAGGGTTGCCGTTTAAACGGGTTAGTGCAGCCTCTCTAATTGACAGTATTGGGTTGCTGAGTTGGAATGTATTCTCTGGCTACGAAACCGCGCCAATGACAGCAGGTGTAACGGGGTCAACTACACCCTATGTAATATTCTTTTACCCTATTGCAACTGGAGGGGGGGCGCAACAGATTAATTTCAACCTCTTAAAAGATGGCTGGCTAAGAATAACAGGAAACTATAGAACCGCTTAAATTATGCTAGATACACAGACAAGATTTTTCAGATTACAGGTTGAGGTTGGCCACAGATGGAACCCTCAAACTCAAGCAATTGAGGCTGTTATTACCGAGATTGAGTTGCCTCATTATGTGCTTAACTATGACACTAGCACAGGCTTAGAGACAGGTAGGGGTCAGTTACCAGGCATTCCGACCATTGTTAAGGTTAGCCTGGTTAACCCCCCTACAGCAGCCATGCAAGCCAAGCTAACAGAACTAGCGGCAATACTGCCAACTTTCCAGCAATTAGTTACCGAGTTAGGGCTATTGCAAGTTGAGTATTTACAAAGCGTGAACAGTGTTAGCAATCCAGAAGGCGTGACTGGTATCTAGCCCGGGATAGTGCTTACTAACCCACCTCATAACACCCGACTTAGTGCCACATTCAGCTACCAGGTTGTCATTTAGATAAATTTGGTAGCTGTTATTGTTGTGACTAAAAGTAAAATAGCCAATAGGGTCACACACAAAAGGCAGTGGTTTAGCTAGGTCAAAGTCATAAATGTGGGCATTTAGGCTAATAACAATCAGCATACGGCTAGCACAGTCAGGAAACCACAAATAATGTAAGTATTGCAAAGCTAAGACGTTTAACCGCCAAGCTGTGACTAACTCGTGACTGCGAAACACTGCTGTTAGCTGATTATCAAACACCGATAACTGGGTTAAGCATGGCTTAGTGTCTGCTGTCAAATCGCTAGGCAGCAACAGGCTAATTACTCGCTGGGTGCTAAACTGAGAACCGCTAACTAAATCTGCTGTTTGGTGCTGTATGCGACTACCGTAGGTATATCTAACATCAGACAAATCAGGGTTAGCATCTAGCCACTGGTCAAAGTAGCTATGATACTCGGGTTTTTTGAAATCGGTTAGCTGTGCTACTTGGCTAGGCAAGCTAGTGAAACCTCGGCTAGGGTAGTGAGTTCCAAAGCTGGTGACATTGTTAATCATTTTGGCGCAAACCATGTCTAGGTCACTACCCTGATAGTGAAATACTGGCTGACTAGCTTTTGCTTTGCCTGGTTTGAATTGCAACCGAGGTCTAGGCTTAAGGTTGTGTGGCTTAGACGGTTGTATTGGCAAAATTGGCAAGCTAAAACTGACAGTGCTAGCAACACCTAGCTCGGTAACAGCACGGTAAGCAGCTTTAAAAGACCCGCTAACCAGGTCATACTTGGTTAGTGCTAGAAAATACACTCTGTCTACACTAGGGTTAGCACAGATACTATCTACTAGCTGCTTTGTGCCTGCTTTGGCACTAAACAAACTGCCTTTAGCAATTAGGTTAGGTACGATGTCCCAGTCAAACCTATCTGGATTAGACCAACCTGTTACCAAGATGGCATAAGTGCCACTAGCCGAGGCTTTGGCCTCAAAGTTTACTTGTATGTCACTGTTATTAGGGTTATTGTACATCTGCTGTAATAGGGTACTATTTGCATTATACCATATATGTTGCTAGCATCAAAGTATGTTACTAGGGTAGGACTATGATAGGTAAGGTAGTGGTTTGGGTTTGTCTGGAGTTGATGCTGTGGTTAACGGGATTAGATGATTTGGCTGATTATGCTGAGTTCACAGCCACTCCTATAGTGGATGCTGTGTCAGTAAAAGAGCTGGCTACTACGGGTATACCACTACACCCCTACCTGTAAGGTTAGAAGTTGCATTAGTTGACCACAACAAAACTAGCTACTAGGGGGGTGTTGCAGTATACCACTACTGGGTTAGTTTGTGACCAACAGCTAGGTTGACGTTGCAAAATGCAAATGCTATAATATAGGTATAGACACAAAAAGTAGCACCTGATTATGCCTAAGCTTTCACATAACACTAGCGTTAAATTTGAGCAAGACCACTGGGATAGGATACGGGACTACTGTATAGCTCATAATATGTCGATAGGTGAGTTTATTCGAGAGGCAACATTAGACCGCTTAACTTTTGTCACTAGGGGGGTACACAGATACCCTAATACTGATGCTGCTGAGTTGGCTCGATTATTAGCTAGATTATTGAACGAGTAGTGCAATTGTCCTGGGTATGACATAAAAAGACCCCATCAGTACACACTAATAAGGTAATCTAATGAGTTACGTTGCTAAACAGGTCACAATTACAGTCGGTGGTGTTGATTTAACCGGATACAAAACTGAGTCAGGTGACTGGGTTATCGGTATTCGTCAGACAGCCCGTGTATTAAATATTGCTGACTCTTCGGTGCGTGGTTTTGTTGCATCAAAATGGCTGAAAGAGGCTCTAGGCAAGGCTCAACAGGTGAGCGAAACAACAGCCCAAACGGATTCAGGTATTCAAACCATTGTAGCATTAAGCACAGAGGTGTTTAATCAGATTGTATTGCGCGAGTTTGCCAAAGGTAACGCTGTCGCTACCCAGTTAGTACCCAGTCTGATGTCACAGGCGTTAGATATCCGATTTGAGGGTAATTTAACACCGCTAGATTCCTATGCTAACGTTGAAAACCGAGCGTTAACTATTCAAGAGGCACGGCAACAGCAGCTAGAAATTAAGGCGCACAACTACTTTCAAAACTGGATGTTAGCCAAACGTTTTAGCCTAGCTGTAGCCCACGATTACCTGACTACTCGGTTAGTAGGTCGTACAGCCAAACAGTCGCGGCTATTGCCTCAGACTTGTGACGGCACTGCTAATGTTGGTTTAAACCACTGGACACTTGCCGAAGTTGAGTCAATGGATTTGGCTACACAAGTAAAGCTGTTTTGTGCCGATAAATTTGTCCGTAACCGCAAACACTGGACATACAAAGATTACATTGACCACGCTATTAGTCAGTTAGCAAATTAACCAACATAGCTAAGTCAAAACTAACCTACTAGGGGAGTATTCAGGTATACCCTTAGTAGGCTTTTTGCTGCCAACAATATAGCCGGGTTGCTTCTACCGCACTAGGGGGGTATTAAGGTCTACCCCTACTAACACATCTACGCTGTTGGCTTATAGTTGCTAGCAAAAGCATAACTAAACTGTATGGCAACTTTACACGCTTTAAGTTAGAATTGAGGCATAACCAAACAGGTAGGCCGTATGTCAATTGACTTAAACCTAGATGACGCTGTACATGAGTTCCAGTCACTTGTTTCAAAACGTGACCAATGTGAGCCAGGCAGCCACGAATTTGAGTGGTATGCTCACCAACTAGATGAGTTACTAGAAGCTGCCCAAACTGCTGGATTTATGCTGAAGTTGCTAGCGAGACTATCTAAAAACTAATGCTTACATATCAAATTGACAACAAAATGCTGTCTGTGTGTGGTAATTGCCCTAACTGGGTTTACTTTTGGGCTACTCTCAAACGTGACCACACAATCGGTAAACGTCGCTCTAGCAATTGGTCTAGCATAGACACCGATGCACTTGACCACTTTTTAAAAACCTGGCAAGACTGTGGCTACCCTAACCGATTTGAGTTACAGCTTGACACCCAGTTGTACACAATGCAAGTATTCCGCGAAGTAACTGCTGAGGTTTACATTTATGCAGGTAGTGCTGAACAGGCACTCAAGAGGTACAACAGTGGTGACTATAGCTGTGATATGGTTGAAACCCTAGATATTACCGATAAGGACATTACTACGCCAAAACAAGCTAGCTAACGTTATTTAGCGGTGTAACAGCCGCTAACCCTGATTATGAACATATACCCCTCAAACATCATAAGCTTGATTGCACAGCATCACAGACAACACCCTGCTACTGTTTGCTTAGGTTTCGAGCGTGGCAAGTCTCACTATTTGTCAGCTAGCCAAGTAAACGATACACTAATTAAGCATGGCCTAGAGACTACTAGATACAATTGTAAGGACGGTTGGCTAAGATTATGAGTGTTTACCCCGATAACTGGGATAAAATAGCAGTGGCTACCAAAAAGTCAACTAAATGGCGTTGTAGCTGCTGTTACCGAAAACGAAACTTAGAGGCACATCACACACTGTATCGCATCGGTAACGTGGTTAAGCCTAGCTTTTGGGCCATTGGTTTGTATTTGTTTCCGTTGTGTGTACCTTGTCATAACAGCTACCATGTACCTGCTAAATGGGTACAGTACCGCAACAAGTGGAATAATCGCAACAAATTTCTTGCTATCCAATGTTTAAGAGTTAGATACTGGGTACTTAGAATTGCACTACAACTTTGGAGATGGTAATGAATAAAGCCCAATACACCCAAACCAAACGAGAAAAAGACTCAGTTTATTATGACACTTTGGTGCAAGGGTTAGAATTGCGTAACCAGAAAGCCATAGTACAGGTAGAAACAGCTACTAAGCGACTAGAAACTGCTCAAGAAGTATTGGGACAGGCTAATGACCATAACAAGTTTACTAAAGGTATGACTTTGCTACGTCAGGCTAACTATGTAAGTCAAGCCAATGTACTGACAGCTAGCACTGGTAAAAACGTGGCTCGAGCTAAACAACTGCTGAATGAGACTGAGTTTTTGTTTGGTGCTGAAGCTAAACCCGAACTTAAACAAAGCATCTAGCAACCGGCCTCAGCTTTACGTTCGTCAATTAGCGATGTAGATGAGACCCCAACTTGACCCGTAGGGCTAACAGTAACCTGTATGTTATTGTTAACTACGGGTTTTACTGTTGTGCTAGCACCACTTCCAGTAGTCTGGGTGGCTAATGCACGGCTAATACTATCTAGCTTGCCACCTAAGCCGCTAACTGTGCCTCTGATACCAGTCATAGCCGTTGCTTGCGAGTTTAGCCCACTGCTTAACTTACTAATGCTGTTGCTAAGTTGGTTATCAGTTACCCTAACGTCTAAATTGGCTGGCGTTACTTGTACCGGTATTTGGACATCAAGTGGTACATTATCGATTTTTATAGCCTCGTTAAACTCAGTTTTTATTTTGCCTACTTTTTTGCTGAAATCGTCAAGTGACTTGGTGTTTATTTTGGGGTTAAAGCCCTCGATACTAGCCTCATACGCTTGCTGTGCATCTAGCAGTGTTTTCTGAGTGTCTAGCGATTCCTGCTGGCTGTCAGCTTGCAATTTGCTGATTACCTCTTGCTGGTCTAACATAGAAGTACGAATAGCGGCCTCTTGTTCAGCAGCTTCAGTTTGTTTCACAGCTAATTCGGCAGTACGCTCTGATTGTTTGTCAATACTAGCCGCTTGTTGCAACAATTGGTTACGTTTTGTTGAATCCTCGGTTAACCTGGCCTCAGCTTGTAACTGTTCGGCTTTAATGGCTAGTAACTCGGCTTCTAGTGCTAACTCTTGTGCTTTGTTACTGGCTTTGATTTGGTCAAGTTGTATACTAGCCCGTTGGTTCTCAAGTGTCAACGCTGCCTGTTGCTGGCTAATGTCAAACTGTGCCTGTTTAGATGCTAGTTGCTGCTGTTCTATTGCTTGGCGTTCGATTATTAGCTCAACTTCTGACTTAAGCCCGTCACTACCTAGCACAGCTAACTGAGCCTTAATTGCCTTTTGTTGGTTCAGTAGCTCAATTTGCTTTTCTTCTGGTAACTCAGAATCGGCTAGTTGTGATTGTATGTCGTTAAGCTTCTGTCTGGCACTCAGCGATTTGTTGACTAAACTTAGCTCGTTACCTAATCCAGCTTCTAGCACACCTACTTGAGCATTAGCTAAATTAACCTGAGACTCACGTAACTGGTTAACTCTGGCAACTGACTGACCCTGTAAATCGATTAGCTGGTTAATGTGTGATAACTGGCTAGCAACATCCTCCACTATCTGAGACTGTGACTCATACTCTAGTGTGATTTTTTCTAGTGCTGCCTGTGTAGCAGCGTCTTTAGTAGCCTCATTAATTTGCTGGGTAACTCGCAAACTCTCAATTTTTGCTTTGGCTATGGCTTGCTGGTTAGCTATCTGAGCAGCCTCATCACCTTGACCCTCTAGCTGTTGCAATATAGCTAGTTCTTCAGCTACCCGTTTTTTGACAATATTTAGCTTTGCAATTTCAGCCTTTTCTTTAGTTATCCGGCCAGCTATAACAGCCTTTTCTAGTTTCAGTTCTTCATCCAGTAGTTTCACTTCAGCAGACTGTTTTTGCAAGTCTAAGCGTTTGCGGTACTCATCTAGTTGACTGGATATTATTGACTGTAAAGATTTCTCTGCGGCTATTTCAGCATCTATCAGGTTGATAGCTAGCTGGCGTTGCTTACGCTTGCTTTCTTCTGCACCCTCAGTATCACCAGCAGCCTCTAGTTCAGCCTGTGCGTTTAGTTCAGCCTCTAGTTGTGCATTTATCCGGGCTACTGTCAGTTCAGCTAACTGTGACTGGTACTCAGACTCATTGCTGACAGATTGCCTGATAGCTAGTTCTCTAGCCTTAAATTCGTCTTCTGTGGCTTGTAGCTGCTTATCTAAGCCCTCTTTAACCAAACTTAGTTTGGATGCTTCTGCTGATTTCTCGGCTTCTATTAGGCTAATTTTAAGCTGGGTTTGCTTGCGTAAACTTGCCTCAACCCCATCAGCATCATTTAGTGCTGCTAGTTCATTTTGTGCCTGTTTTTCGGCCGCTAGTTCAGCGTTTATCCGGTCAACTGTAAGCTGTACCAGACTGTCTTGTAATTGTGACTCATCGCTAATACGTTTAGTCAACGCTAGCTTTTGGGCATCAATTGAGTCAGCTATTGCCTGGTTACGCTTATCAATTGTCTTTTGCAATGCCTCTTGTATTTGTTTTTGGGCATCTAGCTCAACGTCTAGCAGTTGCTTAGTTATTTGTGCTGAATTTAGTTTAGCTTCGTCTATCTGGCTTTGTAGCTCACGTTGCTGGTCAACAGTAGAGGCACTAGCCACCAATGCTTGTAACGCCGTGACTTGTGCTTTTTCGGCCGCTAGTTCAGCATTTAGTCGCTGCTTTGTTGCGTTTAGTTGCTGACTATTAAACTCATCCTCACTAATGCTACGGTCAATCAGTCCCCTGGTTAGTGCTATGGTACGCGCTAACTCAGACTCCTCTGCTAGTCGCAAAGTTTGGTCATAGGCCCGGTCAAGTGCCTCAGCTTGTAAATCTACAACTGACTCGCTGTACTCGACTTCGGCTTGGAGTTGTTGCTGTAATAACCCTGCTTTTTGTTGTGCTAGTTGCTGGCTACTGATGCCTAACTCAGTGTTTTGTTCTATTTGCCTATCCAACAGGTCGATTTGTAACTGTAACTGTGTGTTTTCGTTAGCATAAACCTGGTCAAGAGATTCACGTTCACTGATTTGCCCTGTTTCGGCTAGCAAATTAAGTGCATCAGCCTGTTGCTGTAACTCAGCTAATTTGAAATCGGTGAAATCCTGCTCTAGTTGCCTAAGCGTCTGCAACACCGACTCTCGTTGCTCTAGCTCAATTTTGTTGTTACCTAGTATACTATTTAGTCGCTCTGATGCCTCAGTAATCGTTATTTGACCATACTCAACCTGTTTCTCTGTTAACTCAGTTAGCGCATCTATTGACTCTTTAAACACAGCAGCATCACCACTGCCCTCTGATGCTATTTGACCAGCCGCAGCCTCAGCTTTAGCAGCCAGTGTGTCGTAAATTGTACCAACTTCAGCTAACTCTTTACTTTTAAAACTGAGTTCGCCAGTTGCCTGAGTCATGGAGTTTAACCCAGCTATAGCCTTGTCAATAGCGTCTACTTGTGCCTGTACTGACTGAGCATCAGCATCTCTAAATGTTTTGACAGACTCTAACTCGGCTTTTTGGGTTTGTAACGCGGCTATTTGTGATTTTATGCTGTCTTCTGAGGCATTTTGAGACTTGCTGAGTTTGTCAGTTTGTGCCAGCAACACCCCTGTTATATCGTTATAAATACCTACGGCTTCTATTGACTGCTGATACTCACCTGTTAACTTAGCCACACCAGTCTGAGCGTTGCCTAGCACTTCACCCAAGTCTAAGCCAGGGATTTTGTCAAGTGCGTCTACAAAGTCACCAATACCACCAACTACAATATTAAGGAAATTTGCTAACTTGGCTATGCCCTCTAATGTTAGGTCAAGTACAGCAGTAGCGTTATTGAAAGCATAGCTTAGGTCATCACCAATTAATACTACCAGACCACCCCCTAGCTCAATAATTGCCTCGATTGCAACTATTAGGTTGCCTAGTAACTGACTACCGCCTGTTAAGAAGCCTTCGGGGTTTATATCGAGTGACTCAGCTACTTTGGCAGTTGTCTGGCGTAGCGTTTCCATTAGGCTGACAACTTGCTGAATGTTATCACCTGCCAATTCTTCTACTAGCTTAATGTTGTCTTCCATCAGCTTATAGATGTCGTTTAAAGCGGTTACTACTGGGGCTAACAGTGGCTCCCCTACTAGACGTGCTGTATCTTCTACTAAGCTAGTGAGGTTTGACGTTACACCTGCTATAGATTGGCTAGCTAGTGCATTACCAGCCGTAAATACCTCTAGCTTAGAGTTTAGCTGGTCAATCAGTTCACCATTAGCTACCCACTGGTCATACTGTTCACGGCTAATTTGTAAAGTTTTAGCAATAATAGAATCAGGATTATTAACATCGCCTTGCAATATGCTTCGGATTTCTTGGTTAGCCTGTTCTAGTGGTATACCTAGAGTACCTAGAGCAGCTGCCCAATTTTTAGTGCTAGCTGTTGCGGCTTCTATAGGGTCACTAAACTCTTTTGACTGGCCAATAAACTTCTGGCTATTTTGTAACAACACCTGAAACACGCCGTTAACCTGGTCAGTAGTTACCCCAACTAATGACTTAGTGTCTTGCTCGATTTGCTTAAGACTGTCTTTTAGTAGATTCTGGGTACTGACAATTTTCTCGGTGATATCAACGATTTCTGTGCCGTCTCTGTAAATCTCTAAGTTGCTAGCCAGGTTAGTTTGAGACTTTAGCAGCTCTGCGTTTAGCTTTTCGTTACTGTCAATTAGTGCCGAGTATAGGCTAGTTGCCACACCTTGAACACCAGCTAATGCCTTTTGCATCACCTCAAAAGCATTGTTTAACTCAGTAAAACCCCCTGTCGTACGCTTTTGAAGCTTGTCAATATCGTTACGGGTCTGAGGTATACCTTCTGTACTAAAGCTAATTACAATGCGCTGGTCACTCATACTATACCACCACTACTACCCTAGTAGTACCCACCAACTGCATAGCTGGTTACTACCGCTAACCCTTACTAGGGTAGTAGTACAATAGGTAGGGTAGTAGACTGCTACGCAGTTGGCTGTGTTAGTAGAAGTCACCTAGCGATTTGACTACCTGTTTTGAGTATTCGATACTGGCTAGCTGGTCATCAGTAGCCTCAGTATTACGTGCCAGTACCTTGCCAACCCTTTCTAGTTCTTTACAGGCAACATCAGCCCTGGACTCCCGGCTTAACACTGTCACCACAGTAACGGATGCTGCGGTTGCAAAACCTAACAAAAAACCAAACATTGTAGTTACTCAAACTATTACTAAGCTAGTACCCCTATAGTAACATAGCCAGCAAAAGCGTCAACTATAGTAGCAAATTACCCCTAAAAGCGTCAACTATAGTGTCACCTGTCAACTATAGTGTCATTAACCAACCCTGGGTTTGTAAATAGCCACCTGCAAAGCAGTCTACTACCATACCTGTTTACTACTACCCTAGTAGACTATGTTTTACCCAGTAACTTACACAGCTACGCTGTTGGCTACTACCCTACTTGTTGCACTACTACTATAGTAGGGGTTAGCAGTAGAAACCAGCATAGCTGGTGTGGGTACTAGCTAAGATACAAAAATATTATAGTAATGGCAACTAAACCCACAAAATGCAAACATGGCGACCCCTGTGGTTATGTGTGTTTACCAGCAAACAAGACTTGTAGACTAAACTCGAAGACTAGCAAAGTGTTGGATAACCTAGTTAAAGGTGGTACGTCAGCAACACGGGTCAAGAGTAAAGAACAGACACCCAAAGTTTTAGACGAACTAGAAGCTGAACCTGTTGACGTGGCCAAACGTCGGGAGATTGTTAAACAGTCAAGCTTACGCCTACCCCCTGGCCAGATTACAGCTATTTTGAACACACCTATTGATGCGACTGGTGAGACTATTGGTGAATTCCACGACAAAGGCAAAGGCGTGGGTGTGTATGACCTGCCAACTATGAAACGACGCACAGTGTCAGATACCGAAGTCGAAGCGGTGTGGGAAGCGATGACACCAGACCAGCAACAACTGATTTTTAGTGCTAATGCCGGTGCGCCAGCTAGAGGGGAGGGCAACCGTATACGAGACGAGTGGAACAAAGACACCGAGTTAATGCGTAAATCGATGTTAAAAGCCATGATGGAGCAAACTGACGATAACGGTGACGTAATTGACCCCTGGACTGGCAAGACACTAGAGTTTCCGGCAGACCTAGACCACATAGTACCACTAAAAAAGGGTGGGGGTCACGGTGGCAAGGTTAGTAAAGAAAAAACTGCTGACTTCAACACCACTATTACATCTGATAACTGGGTCTGGGTTAAGCCAGAAATAAACCGTAACTATAAAGGTGACTCTGATTTAGATGGCACTATCAAAAAGCTTAAAATACACTTAGCAGAAGGTGACGATGGCTATAACAAGCACTTAGACGAAAAGATAGATGAGTTTGAGAAAAAGGAAAGACCGTTACTAGAGCTACAGCGAGGGGTCGAGAATGGATTGCTGGCACACTTTGGTGCGTCTACGCTGCCTTATACCAACATTCAGCCAAAGTTACCAACACCTGCCGAGATAGACATACTTAGCCCTGACCAGGTTAACAAAGTGTTTACAGCCTTGAATGAGGTAGGCCTAATCAAATCTAAATCGTCTTTTGATGGGTTAAAGGGTGATGCTAAAAAGGCAGCGTTAAAGGAGGTAATGAAAGCTGCCCAAGAGGATGCTGACATCACTATTGCTAAAGTTGGTACTATGGCAATATCTGAGAAGTATGATGATTTACGAAGTCAAGGGTCAGGTCAGACAGCTAAACAGTCTCGTATCCCGTCAAACAAAGACATTAAAGGCATAGTTAAAATCGACAGTTTGGACAAGCTTAAACCCAAACAGATACACCGGGTTATGGATAAGTTCGCACTATTTTATGGTGATTCGGGTGGTAACTTGGCCAACTCAAAAATGTTTGACAAGCATCCAGCCTACATTAAAAGCATTATCACACGTATAGATAAAAATATACCCCCTATACCTCGCAGCGAGTTATCAGCTAGCCCCTGGTCTTGGGCTAGAGCAGGCAACAAAATACCTGACTTAAACGCAAAAAAACCAGATGGCTCGTATATATTGTCAAATAGCGACCGTGAGAAATTTTACAAATACCTCCAAGCTAGTTTTAAATAATGGATTACATACTGTTTGACGATATAGCTACTGAGTTACCACTGGTAGCACCTGAACACTTTAGACAATATACCGATTACAACTATGACCCGGCTACAGGAACCCAGACTACTGAGCCAGTAACAGAATACTGGGTGTCATTTTTAGTGCAAGACGTTGACACATTTATTGAGGTCAAGTCAAAGCTAATCAACCAACTAGCTGAGTACCGCAGTGGTAACATAGTAAGGCTAGGTTTAACTGTTAGCAGTCAGCAAAGCTTAGGTGATGACGATGGCAGCTACAGTATTTTCTGGGTATTGGAGGACTGGTACTCACGTTTGGGTAGTAGCGAGTTTCTGGTTACTTTGCACGGCTATGGGGAACCAACGCAAACCCAGCTGGCTATAGTCGAAGGTCAAAGCTTCTCAGTATCAGAAGACGCTAATACTGGTACAGTAGTCGGTACTATACTAGGATTCTCAGAGTCAGCATTGCTAACTGGTAGGCCAGACTTGCCGTTTAGCTACGATGCGACTAGCGGCACTCTTAGCGTTAGTGGTAGCCTGAATTATGAGGAAACTGACGAATACACCCTAACAATAGGCAACACCCCGGTTACAGTATATGTGCTAGACATAGCCGAAGCCCCGTTAGCTGACAGACCTGACTACGATTTTTATGTGAAAACTGACGGGTTTAGCAGTGGTAGCAGCCTGGGTAAAATTGAGGTCACAGTACAGGGTGACACAGGTATAAAGCCAGTGTTTAGCATTGTTAGCGGTAATACTGGCAACAACTTTGCTATTGACCCCTACACTGGTGAGCTAATAATGCTGTCACTAGGGGGGTTATCAGATGGTCACATAGTAACCGTAAGCTATGGCACGGGTTTAACCGTTAGTTGTGTCATACACCTGCTTACAGCCGATAACCAGTTACAGCTACCTACTCAGCGATTTAACTTAAACCCGTTGCCAGCCACTAACCAGGTAGTAGGTACATACCCTACTGGGTTAAGTTACAGCCTAGCTAGCCCTAATTTCAGTTTTGATATTAACTCCAGTAACCAACTGGTAGTAGTTGACGGCACACAAATTAACGAGCAACTGCTAGAACTCAGCGTAATTGGCACAGACGCTAATGGCAATACTGGTGAGTTTACTACGTTTGTTAATGTCTATGACCCTACTAAACTAACCCAGACACAGGAATTCTGGATAGCTGTAGACTCTAGCAATGGTAGTAGCGTGGGTCAGGTTAGTATTGACGCTGCCGAAAGCTTGGCACTCAGCTATACACTAACACCCAGTACAGTATTTAGCATAGTCAGTGACACTGGTGACATAATAATCACAGCAGCATCAATTTTAGCAGTTGGCACTTACCTGCTCACAGTAACGGCTACTCCTGCACTACCTAACACCCCTATTACTAAGACAGTTAGAGTAATCGTTTATGACGTTGCTACTGAGTCTGACCTGGCTTTAGTGGTAGCTGACACCGCTACTATAGGGGTAGTAGTAGGTACGCTGGGTACACTGCAATACCCTGTTACCCTGAGCAACGGTAATTTAGCTAGCTACGGCTTGGACGTTAACACAGGTCAAATAACGGTTACTGCTGTACCAGTAGTCAGCACTAGCTTTACAGTTGTTGACTCGTCAGGCGATTCCCTGGCTGTAAATATTCAGCTAGAGTCAGAGCAAACCGACACTACTGATACATCTGACACCTATTTGGGTGATGTGTTTGCCGGTCAGTCAGGTCAAGCTATAGCCACCTTATCCAACATTAGATACAGTGTGGGTAGTGTTGGGTTTGGGCAAGGTAGCTTACAGGTTGTACCAGACAACACTGATACTGGTTACAACCGCAACTTAGGTGGTGGTGTGGTATTAAACAAGCCAGCTAGTATTAGTTACAAACTAAGCATAAGCACTGAGGTAACACCAGCCATGCTTAACCTACTAACCCAATACTGGGACTCCCCCCCTACTGAGACTTATTTGGTTAGTGTAGATGGCACAGACTGGGATTGCTACCTGGTCAGCTATCAGGCTAGTTATGCAGATACCCGTAGCGTACAACTTACCCTAGTCTCAGTATTAGAATAACAACTACTAGGGGGGTAGTTAGGGTATACCTCTACTAACACAGCTACGCTGTTGGCAACTAACACACAACTCACAGCTTTGTTGCAACTGGCAGTAGGGGGGTATTGCAGTATGCCCCCACTAGCCAGCTTTGCTAGCAACTAACTCAACTATAGTGAGGGGTATTAAAATCTACCCATAGTAGCCAGCTTTGCTGGTAGTTGACAACATTAGTAGGTAGGGGTACACTATAGGTAGTAGTATACTAGACCAATTATGAATGCCGTAGATTACATAGTTAACCAGTTACCCCGAAAGCGCAACCTAGCCAATCAGCTAAAAATCAGTGGTGTGCAGCAAACAGGCGATATAAAGCTAGATAAGCTGGCACTAGCTAACCATTTATTAGCCGAGTGTACTGACCAATTCTTCAAATTGTATGTCGGAGGGCGTGAGGTAGATTTAGCTACACTAGGCACACACCCCAACAGTCTATGCACTATCCGGGTAGTACCACTAGGCAAGTGGGTATTAACAGACTCAGGTAAGCCAGTACAGTCAGTACAAAACATGACCTGTGATGCTGCCCTGCGGTACTTACAACGGGAGTTTGAGTTAAGCTATTGACAGCCAGTTTTTAGCTTGCTATACTATAGGAGTAACTAACCAAACATCACACAATGGAAATTGCAACTGTATTAAACCCCGAAACCCTGACAGCACGTTTTGATAATCTGGATGGTTATGTAGCAGCCGACTGGGACTTAGTTAAGCCTGAGTACCGTGACCTGTTTGGAATCCTGGGTCGTAATAAGTCACCCTTTGTTTTGCATATTAGCTATTGCTACATTAAGCGAGTTTTGCCTAGTATGCTAGCCCGGTTCGAGGACAAAGTTGTACTGATGTATGGTGGTTTTAGCAACCGCAGCGAGTGGCTTTATTATGAACCGTCTGAGCTAATGTGGGATATCGAGGAAATCGACGGGGTTCCAACCGTTGTAGGCTTTGTACCTAACTCGGGTTTATATTTCCCAGCTTGGCAAAACCCTGATTTAAAATCAACGTCTATTCGTGGTGTGTTTGACCGTCTAAACCGGGTTAAAGACTCTGCTGACCTAAAACCAGCAGGTAAGCTATCTGACCTGGATGTTGGCAGCTATTTGATTAATGACTTCAAAACCATTAACACAAAATACGGTGAGAAAGCTATCCTGGTAATCGACAATAACGAGTATTGGGCTAACAAATACATCAACAACCGTGTAGCTATGGGTATTAACCCTAAAGGCAAGACACTGCAAGTGCTAGCTAAATACACATCATCTAACGGTCATGCTTGTGTAGACGCAATGCTAACCGACTAAACCAAATTCAGCCCTCTTGACAAGTTTCAGGGGGGCTGCTAATATCAAATTATAAACATTAAACTAAACATTACTATGGCACGTCTAACACCCCAACAGAAAGGCATTCCCCTCCACTACCAAGACGACGATGAACCTATGTCCGGTAATAGCGCAGCACTTAAGAATTTATCGGCAGAAGCTAAAGCAGGGTATGACGATGACTTTGTTCTCGACCTAGAGAAAATTGAAACTGTGCTGAAGTTGGGCGGTTATGTGCTAGACCGAGATAAAATTGACGTAAAACTACTGGCTAACCCACTATTTTTAAAACTAAAAGGTATTAGCCGTGTTACCAATGGTGTACAAGCCCAAGTGTTAGACAAAAGACACGCTGACACAGTAGAGCGACGTGAGTTAATAGGCATTCTGCAAAACCATCGCAGCTTGTCCGAGGAACAAAAGAAGTTCGCCAAGCCACTATATAACCCATTTGTCCCTAAAGCTCAACTAGAGGCATTAATTGACTGGGTTAAGCAATGGGAACCCGTACAGTTGCCTGTGTCTGACAAAAACTATCTAGGCACTACTACTAAGTCACGGTTGTCAGGTAGTGCAGCTAAAATCATTCCTAGTGCTGACCAGTTTGACCCCAAAGTTCGTAATATCCGCTTTGAGGACGTGTTTACAATATTTCAAGGCTCCCAGCTAGAGCAAATTAAGCTGTTTCTAGGTCGGGTTTGTGTTGGTCATTCTGGTACGCTTGACCCAATTACAAAAAAGCCACTTAAGCATACCTACAGAAACATAATGGTTATTGATGGCCAGTATGCTGGTCAAGGCAAAAGCACACTGTTCGGGTATGTCACCGATGCCTTAAAAGTAGCTGGTTACAACGTGTGTGACTCAGTGCCTAGTCTTAGCGGTCGCTTTAACCTGGATGAACCCTTCACTTCAGACCTGGCTTACCGGGATGATGAGAACACTGGCAACCTGACTAAAGAGTTAGCTAGTCCAGTTGCTAAAGTGATGGCTACTGGTGGAGTAGTTGCTACCGAACAAAAGGGCAAGGATGCTAAACCCACAAAATGCACAACTGCTTTGCTGATTAACGCTAACCGTATCGAGAAGCGACTGCTTTGGGGCTTAGATGACGGTATGAGAAGCCGGATTACGCTGTGCGAAACAACGCCAGAGGGTGTTTTAGCCGAATCTGATTTACCGTATGTTAAAATCCCACGCATGGCAAAAGAGTTAGGCGTGGATATCGAGACAATTATGCTATGGTGTCTCCGGTTGGCTACAGATGAGTTTTGCAAATATATCAACGAAAACAGCCACAAACTAGAGGGACGTATTAAGGAACTAGAAGCTAGTGCCAGTAAATCTAATGCTGACCCGTTAGACGGTGTGCTAGCTGCCATTGTGCTAGGTCACTTGATTGAAGCCCCTGATGCGAAACTACCAGCCAAAATAAACCTAGACGTGCTTAAGACCGGGCTAGTAGGCATTATGCAACTTAAGCAAAACCCTGAATACTTTGGTGTCGCTGAAGACCTGCTAAACACACTGACTCAATCCGGGAAACAGATAGTTATACCAGGTTGGCATCCGGTACAAGGCTTACAGCTAATTGACCCTGCTAGCTTACCACGTGCATATGAGCTAAGTTTAACTCGCGGTCGCATGGCTAGCCCCAACCAACGCATTAAAGAGGTGTTTGAGTCACTTAGCTTGTCAGACGGTAATCAGTGCTATGGTCGGTCAGATGTGGTGCTACCCCGTTGGTCTAACTTGGTCAGTAACCGATTCACACTTAACCGTCTACGGGATTTAGCAGCCAAGTTGCAACCCGCCCCCAAAAATCAGCCAATCATAGCTGACACCGACTATGACCATGACCTCTTCTGGGGATTGTGTTGACACCCTTCATCAGCCATGCTAGAATAGGAACATAACACTAAGGTTAATTACATGACTAGTTTAGAGCAAAGACTCGAGTTACGTCTTAATCAATTTCAGTCTGAGCTAGAAAATTACGGCAAGATTATCACTAGCCAAAACCAGATTATCACTAGCCAAGATGGGATTATAACCACATTACGCAATGAGAGCGTTAGTATCAGGTCTGAGCTAGTTACGGTAGAGTCTGAGCTAAAAAATTACGGCAAGATTATTACTAGCCAAGATGAGATTATATCCACATTACGCAATGATAACATCAGTCTCCGGTCTGAGCTAACCAAAGTAAAAACTAAGCTAGCTGCAACTGAGTCCAAGCTGACTGCAACTGAGTCCAAGCTAGTTACGGTAGAGTCTAAGCTAGCACAACTAGAGGAACGCTTTGACCTGTTAGACCGCAACTTGAGTGTCATAGCACCGTTTATCCGTGCCATTCTCTGTGACCAGGCAAGCATCCTTACTGACCCTGACTACTTTACTGAGTTACGAGACACTGAGGATGAGTCCAGTTTCACGCCTGCTGTTGACATTTTAAAGGCACAACCTGAGTTTGATGACTGGTCTGCAAAATACGACGGCCAAGTGAAGGGTTTAACTATTGGCTTTGGTCAACGATTATCCGCATTTTACCAAAACGTAACTAGCAACACACCTCGCAAGTTTGAGCGACGGTTCAAATACTGGCTAGAAGCTGAGTCTGTAATTGTCGAAAATGTGCTAAGACTGTTTAGAGCCGCTATATAACCAAAACCAGGGGGGTGACTAACCTGGCCAATACCCACACTAGCAGAGGTAACATGAGTATAGTAACAGCACCAGAACGAGTGACAACCTACCTAGCCGACCGTCATGGGGACAGACTGCCGTTTAGCTGCACCCTAGCCGTGCTAAAATCCAATACCGACCTAGCCGAGATTATTAGCTTTGCTACTCGCAGTCTCAAAGTAGGGGCTGGAGTTAAGCTAATTATTGAGTCAGACTTCCGGTTATCTGAGCCTGACCCTGACTTTGACTTGACACTGGTACTAAAAGGTAATTCTGACACTCAGTATTTAGATGAGATTACTGACCAGTCCAGAGTCAACGTTAACCGAGTATGCCCTACCCTGGTAGTAGGTGACAGCATCGATAGCATACTAGCATCAATATCCGAGGTTTTCCGATACCAACGCACAGGCATTAAACAGGTAGCAGTAGATTTAAGCAACCTCAGACCCCGTGACACTGCTAACAGTAACGGTTTGGTTGCAAGCGGTGCGGTTATATTTTATCAGATTTTTGAGGCGATTCGATTCCACTTGAACC